CGCTGATCGATTCAAAGACTCTTGCAGATTTGACTATTGAAGCATTGGTACTTAAGTACTCAGACGAAGTTAGAAAGATGATGGCTCGTGCCAAATATCAGGATGAGATTAACTTTATTGTTCTGAATGAATCTCGTAATAAGTTTATCACAAACCTTACTTTGGATCAGAGTGGAAACACTCTTGTTCTATATAACCTTGTTAACAAACACGGGAAAGTCCTTTATAATATGATAAGTAAGAAGGCAAAGGGACGAAGCGTCTTCTTTGTGTCAGGCGAAGTGAACGCTGAGGAGCGAGAACGCATACGCGAACTTACTGAAAAAGAAACTGGTGCTATTATTGTAGCGAGTGTAGGAACATTTAGTACAGGTATTAACGTTAAGAATTTACATAATATTGTATTTGCTGCACCGACCAAGTCACAGATTCGAGTCCTACAGTCCATTGGAAGAGGCTTGAGAAAGTCTGATTCAGGTCAAGAGACGATTGTTTATGATTTGGCAGATGACCTTTGTTGGAAAAAACATAAGAACTATACGCACAACCATGCTATAAATAGAATTAAGATTTACGCTAAAGAAGGTTTTAACTACAATATTCACCCTGTAAACATACTATAGTACTATGACTGATCCTCTAGAAGACAACCCATTCGAAGAAGACTTAACTACATATAAGCTTTCAGACGGCAGTTATTTAGTAGCAGAAGAACTCGAAATAAATTCTGATACAGGATCTATATTTATTGCAAATCCACTTGAGATGGTTAGAGAACACGGAGGTGTTCGCCTTCGTCCATGGATAATGGTAGATACTGATGAAATAGTTGAGTTAAACTCGCAAAATATAATATCACGCAGTAATGCACCAAGTATAATATCTAAATATTATTTTAAGTTTATCGCTTATGATAGATTAATTAATAATATGGAAGAAATCATGAACGATAAAGATGTTAATCATGATACTAACGATGCATTTGATAATCTAGATTCAACACAAGACTACTTTAATGAGCTGAATAGTCCAAACAATTCGCGATGGAATTGGAAAGCTAACTGATGGCTTTGGTTGGTTGATTAACCAATTATAATCATTTTTGTTAAATAAGTAAACCATTAAATTATTTATTTTACAAATGTAATTAAATATATTATAATATACATTATGAAAGAAGAAGAACCGGTTAAAAAACCAGCTAAAAGAGTACGTCGTGCAAAAGAGCATTACGTTAATAATAAAGAATTTTCCCAAGCAGTTGTCGATTATGTTAACAATGTTAATGAATCTCGCGCAGTTGGAAAAGAAGAACCAGTAATTACTGATTATATCGGTAGATGCTTTTTAAAGATAAGTGACGGTCTATCCCATAAACCAAACTTTATTGGATATACATACAGAGAAGAAATGGTAATGGATGCAGTAGAAAATTGTATCAAAGCTATTATGAATTATAATGTTGAGAAAGCAACTCGCACAGGATTACCTAACGCGTTTGCATACTTTACTCAGATATCATATTATGCCTTTCTTCGAAGGATCGCAAAAGAAAAGAAACAACAAGATATTAAAGAACGATACATCGCTTATGCAGGTGCAGATGCTTTCGCCGACTTTGATTCTGAAATGCCTACTGCGCAATCAGATAATATCATCGGCACTATTCGTGCAAAGAATCAATCGATTAAGGATAAAGATTTAGCTCTTAAAGAGTTTAAAAAGAAAAGCAAGAAAAAAGATAAACCAAGTGGTATAGAACTTTTCTTCTAATATTATATATGAGCAAACTTGCTGTTTTAAATGACACCCACTTTGGTGTTAAGAATGGGTCGGCTATATTCATGGACTATGCCTCGAAGTTCTTTGATGAGGTATTCTTTCCATATTGTGTAGAGAATGATATAAAACAAATTATTCACTTAGGTGATTTCTTTGATCATCGTAAATACGTTAACTATAAGGTGTTAGAGCATTCTTATGAGTGTTTCGTATCAAAGCTATATGAGTATGATATGACAATGGATATTATTCCAGGAAATCATGATGTATACTGGAAGAATACAAATGCACTGAATTCCCTTGAAACAATACTGAAACAATACTCTGATCGCATTAATATCCACATGCAGCCAAATGATAAGGAGTTTGATGGATTAAGTATTGGCTTCCTTCCATGGATAACGCAAGATAATCATGATGAGTGTATGGACTTTATTGCCAAATCTAAATCATCTATCATGGCTTCTCATCTTGAGTTACAGGGATTTGAAATGGGTAAAGGTTTGCCCGTTGCTTCTCATGGATTGAATAGAAGTTTATTTGCTCGTTATGAAATGGTTTTATCTGGTCATTACCATACTCGTTCGTGTCAAAACAATATACACTATCTTGGAACACAGATGGAATTGACATGGTCTGATGCTGGAGATCCTAAATACTTTTATACACTTGACACTCAAACACGCGAGTTGACACCAATAAGAAATAAGCATGTACTTTTTCGCAGAATAAGGTATAATGATACAGAGACAGAAGTAATAACAAAAGAAGACGTACAAGGAACATACGTTAAAGTAGTAGTAGTTTCAAAGAAAGACTTATATGAATTCGATAAATTTATTGACCGCATCCAATCTTATGAACCATTTGAAATTAAGATTGTTGAAACCTTCGACGAATACGCAGGAGAAAATGTCAACGATGATACAGTATCTACACTCGACACACCTACATTACTTAATACTTATGTTGATTCTTTAGAAACAGATCTCGAAACTGATAGACTAAAAACAATGTTACAAGAATTATTTGTAGAAGCTCAACAGATTGAATCTATATAATGCTTATATTTGAATCTATATCTTACCAGAATTTTCTTTCAACTGGTAATACACCTACAGTTATACCATTAAATAAAGACTCTGCAACTCTTGTTGTAGGATCGAATGGTGCTGGTAAGTCTACGATGTTAGATGCCATATCGTATGCATTGTTTGGTAAGCCTCATCGTAACATCAATAGACCACAACTTATTAATAGCATCAATAATAAAAAGTTATTGGTTGAAGTAAAGTTCTCGATTGGTCCAAATTCATACCGTGTTGTTCGTGGTATGAAACCAAACATATTTGAGATATATCATAATGGAAGTCTTCTCAATCAAGAATCACACAGTCGTGACTACCAAAAGGTCTTAGAAACAAATATCCTCAAGTTAAATCATAAATCATTTCATCAAGTTGTTGTTCTAGGTTCATCTAACTTTATTCCATTTATGCAGCTTCCTTCGCACCAACGAAGAAACGTTATTGAAGATCTACTTGATATCGGTGTGTTTACTAAGATGAATACTCTTGTCAAAGATAGATACTCAAAGACAAAGAGCGATATACTTGATACGGATCAGCAGCTTAATATTATTAAAGAACAGATCGCTTTACAGAAGAAGCATATCAACGATCTAAAGAATATCGATATTCAACAATCTACAAAGGCGCTTAAACAGATCGATACGATGCAGACAGAGGTTGATCTTCTCGAATCTCGTAACGAAGAACTACAAGAAAAATACAATTCTGTCGAACCAGAATGTTTAAGTTGTAAGAATGATGCAGCTGATAAACAATCTTCACTTAATGAATATAAAATTCGAATTAGCACAAATATTAAAAAGGTTGTAAAGGATGCAAAGTTCTTTGAGACAAATGATTGTTGCCCTGTTTGTGATCAATTGATTAGCGAAGAGTTTAAGATTACTAAAAAGAAAGAATCACAAGAGAAGGCACAAGAACTTAGTGATGGGCTAAAGACACTCGAAGATAAGATTAAGGATATTAATTTAAAGGTTGAAGTAGCAAATAACGAGTACGCAGCAATTCAAGATATACTATCAGATATTAGATCGAATCAGAATCTTATCAATAACTTGCATAAGCAAATGAATGATTTGAAGAAGCAAAACAATTCAACGAATGAATTAACTGATACGAAAGAAGCTGAGTCAGATTTAGACGATAGAAAAGTTCAATACGATGAGATGCTAGATAACAAATCTTTTCAGCTCGAGACTCGTACATATTATGAAGCGATAGGTGAAATGCTTAAAGATACTGGTATCAAAACAAAGATCATTCGTCAATACCTTCCTGTGATGAATAAGTTGATTAACAAGTACCTTAACATTCTCGACTTCTTTGTTAAGTTTGACTTAGATGAATCATTTAATGAAACGATTAAGTCACGTCACAGAGATGAGTTTAGTTATGCTTCATTCTCAGAGGGTGAAAAGACTCGAATCGATTTGGCACTTCTATTCTCTTGGAGGCAGATCGCTAAGATGAAAAATTCAGCAAATACCAATCTTCTTATTTTAGACGAAACATTTGACTCATCTCTCGATGTGGATGGCGTAGACAATCTTCTTAAGATTCTATATAGTCTAAAGGAAGATAGCAATGTCTTTATCATATCTCACAAGAAAGATGTGCTCGACGGCAAATTCCCAAGTAGAATCGAGTTCGAGAAAGCAAATAATTTTAGTAGAGTATCAAAGAGTGAGTTACTATAAGAAGGATAGCGCTAATAATGTGATTGCTATTACAAAGTTAAAGCAAAAACAAGATCCACAACAGGTTGATGATGAAATATTTAGGGGATATTTTATGTCGTGTTTAGCTCCACAAGTCAAGTCTGAGTATGATGTTGACATTGAATATGGCACATATCAGAATATCATAGACCAAATTTGTGATATTTTGAAAGGTTTATCAGAAAAAATGCCTAAGTAGTTGATATTCAAGAAGATAATTAGGGTGTACATTTTTCTAGTTTATGGTATAATAGATCCATAGTTAATTATGGAAAGTATATTAGATCTTCAAAATCAGTCGTCTCTGGCCAAGCTATTGGCTACTGAGAACATTACTGTTACTCACAACAAGCGTCTATCGACTGCTTACTTCGACGTTAAGAATCGAGTGCTTGGTCTTCCAGTTTGGAAGGATCAAGGTAAGGTTGTATATGACATGCTTGTAGGCCACGAGGTTTCACACGCATTGTATACACCTCATGAAGAGTTCGAAAAGTTTCTTGAAGTCGAAGGTCGTTCTCACTTTGATATCCTTAACATTGTTGAAGATATTCGCATCGAGCGTTTGATCAAACTCAAGTACGCTGGAATGCCTCGCATTTTCAATGGAGCTTACAAGAAATTAGTCGAAGGTGACTTCTTCAAAGTCGAAGGTAAGAACATTGACGAATTGAATTTCCTTGATCGTCTCAACCTTCATGCAAAAATTGGACCTTACGCTGACATTCCTTTGTCTGACGAAGAGCTTACAATTTACAACAAGTGCCTAAAGGCTGAAACTTTCGACGAGGTGATTGAACTTTATCACGAGATCAAAGAATTTATTGCTGAAGAAGCCAACAAGAAAATCGAAGAAGACTCAGACGAATCTCCTTCTGACAATCAAGAAGGTGACGAAGGCGTTAGCGAAGAAGCTGAAGGTGATGACACTGAAGGTGATGACACTGAAGAAGCTGAAGGTTTCGGTTCTGTTGGTGATGGTCAAGAATCTGATGATGATTCTGACGACGGCGAAGAAGCTGAAGGTGGATCTTCTGAAGATGGCGAAGAATCAGATGGTGATGCATCGTCTGAAGACATTAAGTCTGACGATGATGAAGAATCAAATGGAGAATCAACTTACACTAATGGTGCTGGCGA